CGGCGCATTTTGATGAGGAGGGTTGAAACAAAGTGACCAAAGCAGCTACGAGGTCGATCGGCACAAAGCTCAAGATCGGCCTGAATGTTGTCGCTGATCTGTCTAGCATCGGTTCTCCGTCCATGTCGACGGAGGAGTTGGATGTCACGACGCTGGACAGCACCGGTGGTGTTCGCGAATTTATCGCCGGCTTCACCGATCCCGGCGAAGTCAGCATTTCCGGGTTCTTTGTTCCGGGTGACGCCGGACAGGCGGCCATGTACGCCGCTCTCAAATCGAAGGATCTCCAAGACTTCGAGATCATCTACCCGGCTTCGCTCGGCGCGTCCTGGACGTTTCAGGGGTACGTGTCCGCGTTCAATGTCACCGCGGAGACCGAAGAAGCGATTGGCTTCGAGGCGACGATCCGGGTCAGCGGCGAGCCGAGCCTGAATATCGGCGCAAGCACGGGGCTGTCCGGACTGTCCCTCACCGGCACGGGCGGAACGCTGTCTCCCACATTCTCGAACAGCGTCTACTACTACACGTTCGGCGGCGTATCCGCGGCCAGCGTGACGGTTACGGCCACCGCGGCGAACCACAGCCTGAAGTTGTATGTGGACGGCGTGTATTCGCAGGATCTGACGAGCGCTCAGGCATCGTCGGCAATCTCACTCACGACCGGCGTCGGCAAAAAGCTGACCATCGTCGCGCAGGAGAGCGGAAAGGCGTCCGTCGCGTACGAGGTTATTGTCGTCAAGACGTCCTGATGATGCAGGCCCGGGGCTGCAAACCCCGGGCTAATTTCCAATTACGAAAGGAGAGAAAATCATGAGCGATGTTGTTTTGTTGCATCTGGATCGGCCGCGGGAGTTGAGGTATGGGCATAAGGCGCTGAAGACGCTGAAATCCCTGACTGGCATGAACCTGCTGGACATCGAAAAGCAACTGACGGAAGGGAACCTCGATCCCGAAGTACTCGAAAAGATGGTCTTTGCCGGCCTCCAGCAGGACGCGAGAAGCAACAACGAAAACCTGACGCTCGAGCAGGTGGAAGAGCTGCTCGATGAAGTACCGGCCTACATTGACGTCATAACGGCCGTGGCGCAAGCATTTGTGAAAGGTTTTGCGGGCAACCAAACGGGAAACGCGGGGGGGCCGGCGCCGGCAGAGGCGAGCGCCGAGAATATGACTTCGACGAAGCGCTGAAGGTGGCACTCCGCTGCGGCCTGTCCATCCACGACTACGAGTACATGACGCCATACGAGATCATGCTTGCGGTCGAGGAATATCAGGATCGCATGCGGCTTGAGCATGAGGCGCGGATCGTTCAGGCGTATTTGACGGCTGTGTGGCAGCGGTCGAGGCGTCCGCCGGCGCTCAAAAAAGTGCTCAGCGAGATGCGACCAAAAGAGCAGCCGCGCCAGCAGACGCCCGAGGAGATGCTGACCGTCGCCATGCGGCTCCACAATGCCATATCGAAGGAAGGAGGACGATAGATGGCCGTCGTTCGCAACCTCATGATCCGGGTCGGTGCAGATTTCAGCGCGGCCCGAAAAGGCCTGCAAGGCGCGACGCGGGAGCTGACCAAATTCGGCCGCGACACGGATCGCACGGTCCGGTCTGTCACCGGCCGATCCGGACTCGGCCGCGTAAACGTCGAGGTCGACCAGATGCGCCGGTCCGTCTCCTCCTCCCTCTCGCAACTCCGCGGCTCAAAGGGCGTAGGTGGCGTCGTTGCGGCGCTCGGCACGCTCCGGCCGGCGGCGTCCGGCGCTGCCGCCAGCCTCCGGGGGCTGGGCGCTGCGGCTGCCGGCGCGTCCGCCGCGCTGGGACCGGTTGGCATCGCGGTAGGCGTGCTGGCCGCAGCTCTCGCCGCGGCGACTGTCGGCGTGTACCGGGCGTCGCAGGCGGCCGTCCAGTATGAAGCCGATCTCGGTCGGTTGCAGATGCAACTCGGTGCGAATACGCGCGGATTTGTCGACTGGGCACGGTCGCTGGGACTGGCCCGGCAATCAGCCGTGCAGATGGGGGCAACGTACAGTACGTTGCTCTCGTCGTTTATCCGGGACAACGACGAGCTGGATGCATCGACGCGGCAGCTCCTGCAGACGACTCGTGTCGTTGCGTCGGCGACTGGGCGGAGCATCGAAGACGTCATGGAGCGGATGCGGTCCGGTCTGCTCGGTAACACCGAGGCGATTGAGGATCTCGGAATCTTCGTGAACGTCTCCGTGATCGAATCGACCAATGCGTTCCGCCGATTCGCAGGTGACAAGAGCTGGGACCAGCTGACGTTTCAACAGCAGCAACAGATCCGGCTGGCGGCAATCCTTGAGCAGGCGTATGCGCGGTACGGAGACAAGCTGCAGAACAACGTCATGACTAAGCAAGAGCGGCTCATGGAGCAGCTCAAGGATATCAAGCTGAACTTGTCCCAGGCCTTTCTTCCGATTTGGGACGCCGTTCTTCCGGCGCTCACGAGGCTTGCCGAGTCAATCGCTTATGTGACCGAAGAGCTCGCCCGGTTTGTGTACTGGCTGCGCGGGTGGGACTACGACGAGCGTACGCGTGGAGCCATCGACTATTCGAAAGGTCTGGATCGCGTTGGCGACTCTTACGACGATGTGGCTGACAGCGCGAGAGCTGCGCGGAAAGAGCTCGCCGCCTTTGATCGTCTCAACCTGATCGGCGGAGACGGAGCCGGCGGCACAGGTGGAACCGGCGGCGGCACGGGTGGAACGCCAACGCCACCGGGCGGCGGTCCGGGGGAAGGATGGGAGCTACCGCCGCTCCCGACTCTGCCGAGACTGCAGTTGCAGTTTGATCTGCCGACACCTCCGGACGCCGGCATAGGCGCGGTAGCCACGGCGGTCACGGCGACGGTGGAATCGCTGACGGCTGAGGTGCGCGCAAAGTGGCAACAACTGCTCGCCGACATGCAATCTCAGGTGGTCACCTATGCGCCGGCGATTCAGGGCGCATATGCCGTTATGTCTGCCGGCATCCGCGTCACCCATGAGGCGGACGCTGCGGCCACGCGTGCGGCGTGGCAAAACGCTCTGGCGGGGATGCAGGCGGATGTTGCGGCAGCTCGTCCGCCTGTACAGTCCGAATGGTATCAGATCCGGTATGCGGCGCGGCTTACAGTCGATACGATGGCTGATGTCGCTGCGGCATGGAGCCAGAAGTTGGCTGAGATGCTGTCCAGCCTCAAAGCGGCTCGTCCGCAGTTTGAGAGTGATTGGTATCTCACCCGGTACGCAGCCCGGCTCACGGTAAACACCGTCACGGACGTTGCGGCAGCGTGGGGGCAGAAGCTAGGCGATATGCTGGATAAGCTCAACATCACGCGCCCGTTGATCGAATCTGGGTGGTGGCTCATTCGAAACGCAATCCGCCTGACTGTGCCCGCACTCACGGATACGCAGGCTGCATGGCAAACGGCGATGCAGGCCATGGCCTCGGCGGTTGCTTCGATGGCCTCGACGGTATCAAAAGCCGTGGGACAAGCGCTTGATGCAATTAGCCGACTCAAGTCGGCTTTTTCATTCGACATCAAACTACCATCTATTTCGTCTGTCCTTCCGAGCGCGGATTCGTTTGAAAAAACATTTCAAAATTTGTTCGGAGGGCAAAACATACAGGCTGGCCTCGATATCCTCAAAAAGGAATGGGAAAAACCCGAAAATCAAGCCGGTCTGACGATCATGGGTCTGCTCTCTGGCGGCGGGACTCTTGCGAAGGGCGTGCAGGCCGGAGTCAAAGGATTGGCAGAATTGCTCAAGGGATTCGGCATAGCCGTCCCGGCATTTGCGGCTGGTGGTGTTGTCAGCGGCCCGACGCTTGCAATGGTCGGCGAGTATCCGGGTGCTCGCACGAACCCGGAAGTCATTGCCCCGCTGTCTGATCTGGAGTCCATGATTGACTCGAGCCGCACGAATGATCTTCTTGCGCGGATTCTGCGAGCAATCGAGCGCGGCCAGAACGTCACCGTGAGCATCAGCCGGAACGAAGTTGGGCAGGCTGCGGCCAGCTACATCAACGATGAGGCGCGGCGCGGCCGTAATCCGCTGCCCGCGCTGTGAGGTGATCGGACATGTACCTTGCGATCAACGGTGTTGAGATCGCCCACTATCCAGCCGAATTTAAATGCACGGTCATGGATTTGGACAACGCCGAGACCACGAAGCGGACGGCAGACGGCCAGCTTACGCGGGACAGGATCACCGTAAAGCGACAGATCGAAATGAGGTTCGCCCCGATGGTGTGGGCGGACCTCTCTGCTATTCTGACCGCGATGAAAGACGAGTTTTTTCAAATCACATATCCCGATCCCATGTCCGGGCAGCAAGAAACCCGGACCTTTTATGTATCGGATCGTGAAGCAGCCATAGCCATTGAACGCGCCGGAACATATTGGTGGACTGGCCTTCAGATGACGCTCACCGAAAAGTAGGTGATCATATGTACCCAATCTCGCAGTTGTACGACCAATATCTCAAAGAGCGCGCCCGCCAGTGGGCGGTTAAGCTCGACATCGCCGGTACCGAATATGGGATGGACTCGATCATAGATTTCAGCATCGAGAACAACCTTACCAGCGCCGATGATTTCGAGATCGGTCAGGCGATCCCGTCCCGGCTGGTGTTGCGGCTTAAGACTGCTAATGTGATCCCGCCAAACGCCCGAATCGTGCCGTACGTCGCGCTGATCCTGCCGCCCGAATATGAGGGTAATGCGGGGCTGACATGGGGAGAAAACGAGGACACCTGGGGAGAGGCGGATTATCTCTGGGGCGGCGCGATTACCGAATACATGCCGCTGGGCGAATTTTTCGTCGACCGGCGCGAGAAGATCGGGCAGGACGTCTGGGAATTTGTCTGCTACGACAAATTGGTGTATGCCGATGTCGCCTACGTGTCGCAGCTCACCTATCCGGCCACGATGCAAGCCGTGTGGGACGAGATATGCGCCCAGCTCGGATTTGACTACGACGACAGCGTCGTGATCGGCTCGTACACTGTCCCGGTCGCGCCGACTGGTTATAGCTGCCGGCAGGTGATGGGTTATATCGCTGGCGCGAATGGCGCGTCTGTGTACGTGGGCAAGGACGGTACAGTCAAGTTCCGCCGTTATTCGGCCAGCGACGCCCCCGTGATGGAGATAAGCGACGCCGAATATATCGCCGTGACGGAGACGGGCCCGGTCAAGACGTACACCCGGGTTGTCGTGGTGTACGATCCTGATGAGGGGCTCGCCTATGAGGCAGGCAGTGGCGACGAAAATCATACGCTTTACGTCGAAATCCCGTTCGGAACGCAGACCATGGCGGACGCGCTGCTCGTGCAGCTCAGCGGCTTTTCGATCACGCCCATCCAGATGGATATGCGCGGCTATCCGCAAATTGAGGTGGGGGACCGCATCAGGTATGGCCGCCCTGCTCCGGCGCTCACCTGGGGCACCGCGGACATGGCGTGGCAGGACGCTGACTTTTCGTGGGATGGGTACTATGATGGCGGCCAATCGCTCTGTCTCAACATGGTGTATGGCTTCAAAGGCGGCCTGAGTCTCAGCATCGACGCGCCGGCGAAATCCGAGCAGGAGTCTGAATTTGGCGTCGACGGCAGCTTGACAGCAGCAATAAATAGACTGAACCGAAATGCTGTCAAGAAAGGCAAAACGTACTACGGACTCACGATTACGGATGATGAGGGGCTTGTCGTCGAGCGCAGCGATCACAAGTCCAAAATCACGCTCAACTCCGACACCATGCGTTGGGACGTGGATGGATCGGCAGCCCTCGAATATGATGCACTCGCCGGAAAACTCAAGTTTCGCGGGGACATCATCATGGAGGGCGGCTCCATCTCGTGGAGCGACGTCAATGCTCCTACGCCTGATGATGTTGGTGCGCTCCCGGCGGACTCGCCTCGGCTCACGTGGATCGGCCCGACCGGGATTTATACGGGTACGATCAACGCGAATCAGATCAATACCGAGTCACTCTCGGCAATTTCGGCGAACCTCGGCACGGTGACGGCGGGTCAAATCATCGGCGTATCAATTAACAGTGCGGTAATAACGGGTTCAACAATCCAAACCGCAACGTCCGGCCGGCGCATCGTGATGTCGGATGCCTTCCGTTCATACGACAGCAACAACGTCGTCCGGATTTCGATCGAGGACTTTCCGGGGTTCAACTACCATCAACTGCAATTTTTTGGCCAATCTGGAACACGTGTTGGGGTTATGTCGGGGACAGATGGACAGACAAACCTTGCCACCGTGAACAATGCAATGCTTGTTTTGAGGGGTAATCCGATCGCGATTGATACGACGTCAAGCGTTAACTTTCAAGGCGTACCGGTGAGTGGACTGACACTACCTATAAGCGCGATAAGTGGTCTTCAAGATCAACTAAATGCCATCTGGAGCGCTCTAAATAATAAAGCTGACAAAGGGGCGTTTACCCAACCGGCCGGGCCATATAACGGCGGCATACCTATCGGGACTAACCTCATGACATCTGGCGGAGGGGTTGTAACGTGGAACGGAATTCCGGCACATAGTCACGTACAATCGTGACACGCAACCCAATATACTATCCTGCGTATAATTTGGTATAATGTACCTACCAAATTATTGAACGGAGGAAGGGAAATGAGAAAGGTAATTGTATCCTTTGTCGCTGGTATATTGGTTGCGATTGGAACAAGCGCCGCGTATGCGGAAGTAACGTCAATGATCGGGAAACGGGTAGACGGACAGTTTCCTCTTAAAATTGGCGGGGAATTGTCTGAAATACCTGCGATTACGATTGAGGGCGTGTCGTATATTCCGCTTCGTGCGGCGGGCGAACTTTTTGGCGCGCAAGTCTCGTGGCTGGACGGTGAAATAATCATGGAGAAGATAAACGAAAATGTAGGTGTATTACCCCCAACCGCTGAAGAAATGGCGGAG